CATAAGCACTTTCATGCTCGCGCTGCATCTGCCCACGCAACACACCGGCCACGCTTGAAGCTAATTCGTCGCTGAGTCCTTCGACCCCAATCATACTAATTAGCTTGCGAGGTCGAAGATGCCGAATGCCTTCGGGTTGTGGATAACTAATGCCGCCACTGCCTCAATGAGCCTCGCAGGGCCACCACCGTTGTCAGTCAATTCCTTGATCTGCGGCAGTTTGCCATAACGAATCTCCGCTTGTTCAAACGGAATGACATAGCCAACCGCTTGCGTAACCGTTCCACCCCTTGCTATGAAGGTCGAGGGATGTAGCCGTAACCGGCCAAAATCGCCCTCGAAAACATCGATTGCATTGATGAACGACTTGGACGCTGCGTCCTGACTGAACGTCTTAATTGGGCTGGCCCCAATCGTCGCAGACAAGGTGCTTTGCGTGAAGTTCGTGAATGCCCGCTTCAAGGTGGTTCCGAGAAGCAAATCGTAGTCACGAATCGTTCCAGAGTTCTCAAACAACGTCTTCAACACATCCTGCACGTTGGCTTCCGTAAGGTCGGTGGTTGTCGCCGTGGCTTCCCGCGCATTGCAATAGAAGTTTGAGTCCACCTGTTGCGGACACGTTCCAGTTTCGCCGGTTGCATCCAAAAACGAACCCAGTGCTTTGGTCAAATACGGAGTTGTGCCTCCAGCGTCAACCTGTGCGTCACCGTCGTTCAAGAACACCAACTCCATGTCGCGTTTAAGCTCAACCAATTTCTTGGCAATGCCGTTTGCGAGTTCCGATTTAACGCCCGCGACCACTTGGATCTCGTTTGCCAAACTCGAAACACGAAACGTGCGCCTAAACATCTGAACGTAGTTCGATGCCAAAACACGATTTGCAGCCGGGTTCACAAAAACAGGATTAGCCGCCGTTTCCGTCGTGCTGGCCTGTGTCATGTCAACGTCTGTGCCGTCAACGAAGCCCGTGATTTTCGGGTCCTCGAATGCGTCCATTTGCCAACTCATCAATGCGTTGCCCGGCTTCTTGCCCTTTTTCGCCATAGACGTAAAAGGTGTGGAGCGGGCATCAACATTTGCGATAAGGTTGGACAAGTCTTCTCTGCCGCCAGACTGCCAAGTCTCGCCAGCGTAACTTTTCTCTAAAAGAAGTGCCATAATATAATATCCCCCTAATATTTTGGACTATATGTAGTCCGATTCTAATATTGTCGCTAAAGAATCCACCGAATTTTCAGAACCGAAGTTTTTTCTCGCAGAAACTGAACGGGCTTTAGATGCGCTCGATGTGGCCGGGGCCGCAGCCGGGGCGGCGGGTTGTTCGGGAGCCTTCTTAACTTCCTTCTTCGCCGCTGCCTTTTGTGGCGGGTTGTTCACCATCTCCCGGTAGGCTTGTAGCCCTAACTGGAAAACACTTACGTCGGCTTTCCATGTCGGATGATTGCGAATGTCTGGCCTGTTACGGAGGATTTCCATAGCCTCTTGATAGCCCTCGGAACTCCTATCCTTCCAGTATGGGAACACTTGCTCTACTTGCTGCGCTACCGCAGCCTCTTCCTTCAAGTATTCCAGCCGGTTCGGTAAGTGCTTTTTAATGGATTTGCGGGCATTCTTTTTAATTCCCCGAATTTCCTCGGCACTATATTCGACTTCGTCGCCCTTTGAGTTTTTAACCACCGCGCCATCCGCATTATCCTCACACCATTCAAGCACTTCTTCGGCTTGATCCATTTCTCGCTCAACTTCCTGAGTCGATTTCAAACGGCTATATGGGTTCCCATCAACGGGCGGCAACGATGGAAGTTCCTCCTTGGCGTCCAATTCAGTGCGTAAAGTCCGAATCTCGGCTTCCAGTGTGTCAACCCTGCCTTCTGCCTCGCGCCTTTTTGCCGTGAGCTTGTCGATCCTCTTGAACAAACCCTTGTTGGCCTTGTCCTTTTCGGATTGCTCATCGGTTTCTAAAGCCGGTTCAGCTTCCGCAGTTTCTTCTTCAGTCTGAGAAAGAGCTTCTTCTTCAGCTTTAGCCTCATCCTCTGGCGGGTCACTCGACTCACCTTCATCGGGAGGCTGTTCGCCTTTAGCTTTTTCCTCGTCTTCCGAGGCCGGGGCTTCTGCCGGTTCGCGCTCCAACAGCATTTCCAGTTGGCCCGCTAATCCGTCAGCGTCCAATAGTTCGCCAACATTTGTTGTGACTTCCGTTTGTGCCGCGTCACTCACGGCTTCGATCCCCTTATCGCTCATGCTTTTTTGTAGCCCGCAAGTTTGGCTGGCAGCATTTTTTGGGAATGCAGAAACCCGTCCTTCTTAAACGCCTATAAGGTTGGGGTTGCAAAAAGAAGTTAGGTTGGAGGGTTGGTTTGGGTGGGTTTGGGAGGGTTCGGGTGGGTTTTTGAAAATGCTTTTAGTGAAAAGAAAAAGCCGCCCACCCCATTATAGGATGAGCGGCCACTACTAACATGGACTATACAACTATACCGACATATCAGTTAAGTTTCGAGACTGCACTCTCCCTTAACTCAACCAAATGATTCTTAAAATCCAGCAACGCATCGGCGCGGCCCGCTTGATGAACTCTCGCCTCACCAACCGTGTCTGCGCTAACCGCCGTGACCATCTCCACATCGATGGCGGCGTCCAGATTGTCCAGCAAGGATTCCCAAAGCGGATTCTCGCCCTGCCACTGGAACGCTGTTAGATTTTGCATCATGTTACTTGACTCACTCCAATGCGCCCAATTTGCGCGTTCTGCTGTTGCATCAATGACATTTGCAGATTCTTTGTGTAGTTCTCGAACAGTTGCCTAAACAGTTCGTCGCCTTCCAGCGCGGCTTGCGCCTTCGGGTTGCGCCCCACAATCTCCTGTGCATATTGCATCTTGCTCTGCGCCGCCGGGTCGTTCTCCGTATAGGTGGCCTCATTGCCCAACATCATCTGGCCAATCTGCCCCTTAACGTCCTCGTACATCTTCTGCGAAGCCGGGGCTTGGTCGATGATAAGTTCCTCCGCAATGTCGGGACTAATCGCCCTCGTAATCATGCCTATCAACTTGTTCCGATCCAGCACTCCAGATACGTCCTGTGGCACAACGTACTGTGCGATGTTTGAGAGTTTGCTCTCCACATATTCCGTGTCCAGTTCCCGCACATCGTATTTCAACACAAAATCAAATTGGTACATATCTGATTCTGGAACAATGTTGGTTCCAGTGATGCGGGAGATTTCTTCGGGCGACAAATACTGCAAACTCAACTGGAACATTTGCTGATATGCCTCTGTCCACACTGTTAACCAGTTATTCACAAGTCGTTGCTGCTTTATCTGCGTCTGCACGGGCGGCACTGATTGATTCGCCCTGCCGAAATATTCGTCGGCCTGACGCGACACGGCTTCAATCAAGTTGAACGCTGTGCTGGGTTGCCGCGCCGGGGGGCGCATGAACTCGTAGTCTCCAGCCTTCATCACCGGCAACTGCACCGCCGGGCCAACCTTGTTCGCCAACCCAAGCCGCTTGTTCACCATGATGGGCGGAAGCGTTTCAAAACTCGTCGAGTCGTATATCGAATCTCGTTGAGTCTTGATTTCGTCCTGCCAAGTTCGGCAGATTTCTGGCACTCCACGGCTCTCCGTGATGCGGCGTTTGAGTTTTTCCCGGCGATATTCCACGAATGGATAGCGGCAATGCACATAATCCAGTAGTTCATGCTTCGCGTGGATGTCCTCGCCGCCCTCGCCAGTTTGGGCTATCGGACTGAATATCGTGTAATAAATGCCCGGTATGTTGTTGTCATCCAGTTGGCGACTATACGCATACACCACTTCGATTAGGTTGTCCTGCCGGTCAATGTGGCTACTGGTCAGGTCGCTCAACTGCACGGTGAAGTCGTGGAACTCTGTCGAGCGGCCCGCCGTCTTCACTGCGGCCTCTACCCAATCTTCGCTCCAGCCCTCGTCCACAACCTTGGCCCGCAACTCCACCTCCGTCATAAACAACCGGCGGAAGATCACTCGCGCCGATTGCAAATCAACCGTTTCGGGCGGCAGACTGATTTCCTCCCACGGCTTTAACGCTACAACTGCCGGTTGGTTCACCGCCAAGTATGCCTGTGGAAGAATTGTTTCTCCCGTGTCGCGCAGTTCCTTAACCGCTTTCCGCGCCTTGCGTTTTCCGAGGCCGGGGAATTGCGCTTGCAAAATCTCCACCACGGCAGTCTCCGACTCTGGATCGTTTATCATGTCGGGCAAGGCTTCCAGTTCGCCCCCCACTTGCTGCGCCAAGGCTATAACTTCATCCATTGTCACCTTACGCCCCTTCACCGCACTTTTCTGCTCCCACCCAACAAACAAAGCACTCCACCCATATTGCTGCCCGTATTGGGCGAGTAGTTCGGCCTCGCGGTTTAGTGTGTGGTAGAGTTTGGTGTCGCGCTGCCACCGCATCATATTACTCGCCACTCCAGCCGCTTGAGAGTCCCCAATCTCGGTTCCCCCAATCTTTAGTGTGGCCCGGCTAAACGAAGTGGTTAACACATCCACCGTGTCGTTTATAATCTGGTCGGCCAACGGTATGCGGGTGTCGCTCGCGCCCTCCCAAGGGAAAGCATCTTTGCCCTCTGGTAAGCTCTCGCTGTGCTTGCGCCCGTCCGTGGTTTGCCCCGTCCAGCGTGTGAATCTAATGTTGTCCACATCAGATATTTTATCCAGCGATTCCCCGTCGTGTAAGCTGCGGCTATATTCCGCCGCCAATTCCCGCACATCTGGTGTGTCCGCTGCCTTCGCTAATTTATCTACTGTCTCCATCTTTCTTTTCCCCCTTTAAGTGTTTAATTAAGTCATCCCTATAATACCGTCGTTGGTTCCCCACTGTTCGGTAAATTCGTAGCGCATTTAGTTTTGCAAGTTTCGCAAGCTGCTTCTGGCTCAACCCGGTAACTGCCGCCGCCTCATCGGGCCTCACCAACACTGGTAGTTCAAACAACCTCATCAGTATGTTCCCACCGCCGATCCAGCGAAGGTTTTGTCATTCACGAAAATTGGCTCCATCACGGCCAAATATCGAAGGGTGTCTATGCAATCCTTACTCGCACCCTTCTCCCCGTCGCGCCCCGTCCACTCTTGCAAACTATATATTAGGTTGCCGCAGTCCTTGCTTATATAGAGGCTCGGCTCATTAACCGCCGTGACGGGTTCGCCTTGATCGTAGTTTAACCAATCATTTACAATGGTGAGTCCGTTGGCCACCGAGATTCCAGCGGCTTGCTCAAAATACATGGGGTCTTCGCCTTCCCCCAATAAATCAATAATGCTTGTGCCGCCCTCGCGGCCCGCTGCTTGGCTGGCTCCAGCGCGAGGATCTATATATCGCACCTCGATGTCCTCGCCCTGCTCCAAGTCGGCAATGATTTCCTTCACTTCTGGAAGCCCGCGTCCAGCACCCACGCTCTGCGCCGGGCCGGGCGCACCATCGGCCTTATCCCCCGGCACGGCCCACTCCCCATATTCGTCTAAATTGGGCCACTCCCTATAAATGTATTTACGCCCTCGATCATCCACCCTCAACCAAAGTACAAACCAGTTCCGATTCCACGCGGGATCGACTGCCATGTAGTTTGTGCCTTCCGCTGGAATCTTGTCGGCATCCAATGTGTGCGACTCGCAGAATTTCGGAAATTGGTTTCCAGCCAAATTCTCCGCATACCCATACGCCCGCAACTTAATCTGTATGCTGTTCTCTCCGTTGAGGGTTTTCTTCATTTCCTCATACGGATTGTATGGATTCATGTCGGTGAAGAACCACATCAACCTTGCGGCGGCGCGGCGACATTGAGCCGTGTACGGCATGGTTCCAGCCGGGCAACCGGGGACGTTCACTGTGCCGGGTAGAAGTGGACTTGGCCGCGCCTCCAGCACCCGATACCCCGATATGTATTCCTTCACCGTGGGGGTGTAGCCTTC